GATATATGTTCTAAATGGGTCTGGCGTTTGTTTCATAATAGATTTACCTTTTACGGATGACCCATATAATTTAGTGCCTGTTTTATCTGCCTTTGGTGTAAGATTTTCCAACCATTTTAAATTATCAAAATCCGATTCTTTTAAATTTTTAAACATTATTGTTTTTAACCAACGAAAAAATTTATCAGGCTTTATTTCAGTAACTTTTAAGCAATAAACTTTTTTACGAAAAATACCCAATACAAAAATTAATACAGCATTTGAACCTCTAAATTGTTTGGATTCACCATCAGCGTATTCATATGAAATAATTTTATAAAGCTTCCTTACCCTCATTCTTGATTTGGATGTAGTTGTTTCAGATTGTATTAAAGGTTTATATAAAGCTGCGTATGACATCTTATAATTTATTTAATTTAGGTATTTGCATCTTTGATGAATTTACCTTTGGGATATTAAATGGAACTAATTTTGGTTGTGTCTTAACATAGTGTTCCAACATTTGAGTAAATCTATCATTCATTTTATCCAATGTAAAGTTATCCAATGTATTAGTTTTTAATCCTTCAGATTTCTTACTATAAGTATCATAATTGTTGTAAACATCGTATAACTTATTAGCTGCTGTTGAATAATTTGCTGTAAACCATTGTGCTTCTTTCATACAAAATTGGTCTGCTGCTGATTCGTGTACTGGAGTTAAACTACCTTCTAACAATACTGCATTTTCTGCCGGTAGGAAATCTAATTGTCCACTCCAACCACTAGCTATAATTGGTTTACCTGTCAAAGTAAACTCAGCCATTGGTCTACCATATCCCTCTCCTTTAGCAAATGAAATCATTGCTTTAACTTTAGGATGGTGGTATAAGTTACTCATATCAGTTTCTTCCATATCACCATGTATCAAATATACAGATGGACACTTATCACCAAATGTTTTTAATACACCTTCTAATTTTTCTCTAGTTCCTTCTCTATCAATTACCGAAAATCCAGCGTGAGATGTTTTAACAATAAGACCTGGTCTTTTATCCTTTGGCATATATTGAAATACCGTAGCAAATGTTTTAATTGCCATACCAATATCTTTTCTATCCTGTCCTAAATCTCCTTTCAACCAATGTCCTACAATTAAGAAGTTGAAATCCTCTTTTACATTTTCTAATACATCTTTACCACTTCCTTTGGAAAATATTTCAGTATCAACTCCCTCAAAAAGAACTTCAATTGGTTTTGTTACTTTAATTTCTCCAACAATTTCTCCAGTTTCATTATCTTTTTGTTGATATACAGTTCCACCAATATTTTGTCTTGTGAAATTAGATGGTACTATGATTAAATCCATATTGTTACAACCATCAATAAAATCTTTTGGACAAATTGTAGTTTCAACGCCAGCAGTTATACCAATGTTATAACCACCCTTTGCACTAAACTCATTTGCTACTGATACCTGAATAAATATATCCGGCTTATCACTAACTTCGGTAATAACTCTTTCTAACATCCATCTTCCGAAATCACTTTCACCATCAACATTATTTTGTGGAGTATTACCCCAACGTAGTGGTATAATTTTAATATCATATTTGTCCATTTTGCGAAGTGACTTTAGTAGGTCACGACTATGGTCCCCATATCCAGAACGAGTAAAGCATGGGCTTTGAAATACTAATGTTGGTTTATTCATATATTATAACTTATTTTATTTTAAAAACTTCAAATCTTTCTCTTGGTTTCCAATTTTCAAATGTTGATTCAATCCCATCAACTAATGTTTGGCACATATTTGTATGTGTTAATCCCATCTCTCCGATAAATGCTTCTCTACCTATCAATGCGTTTGCTTTACGAACATCTTTTGGTGTGTTGTACACTTTCTCAATTGCTTCCGCAACATCCTCTATATCAACTCTATCATCCCAAATATAAGGTGTCGGCACTGAACCTGCTAATGCTAATGCTCTACTCCATACTGGCGTTACCCAAGGACCAGGTTTTGCTTTACCTTCCCACTTTCTCCACTCATGCAAAGAACCAATTTTAATATAATCTTCATGTGTTAATAACTTATCATCAACCTCAAATCCACATTGGTCTTGCAATCCACCAGTTACGTTTACAATGATTGGAGTTCCAGCCATTACTGATTCTGCAGTTGCTAATCCAAATCCTTCGTTGTTAGCAATGTTGATTGTTACATCTGCTATATTATAGATAAGATTTAATTCTTCTTGTGGTCTTCTCTTTTCTGAAAATATAATATTACATTCAGGTGCCATTACATCTATTACTGCAGGTAAATCAGTACCATTCTCATCAACAGGTTGTGTATGCATTACTAAACAAACTTTCTCTGCTTTCTCTTTACCAATTTTATCACAAAATTTCTTAAATGCTACAATAACATCTGCAGGTTGTTTTCTTCTGATATTACGATTACTCCAATATAGAACAAAATCATAATCCTTTCCACCTAAAATTTCTTTACGGAATTCGGCAGATACATCTGTTGGCTTATATATGTTTGTGTTAATACCATGTGGTACATAACTTACTTGCCAATCCTTTTTAGGTTTCCAAGTTGGTTTTGTATCCAATGCTGATAATCTTTTAATGATGCCATAGGTTTGTCTAGAGATACAACCAATCCAATCACAACTCTCATAGTAGTTACGATTATATAATGGGTCTGGCAAATCATCCCAAATTGCATAGAATAAAAGTGGAACATTTTGTCTGATTTCATGTTCAATATCATACAACCATGTCCAATAACGAGGGTCCGTAAAGTGTAGGATAGCATCTGGCTTTTCAGTATTGATTAATTGTCTAATCAAATCGGCATTACCATATCCATTCCAAGGAAGTATTTTTACATTAGCATCAGCTATACCATAGTTTTTTTGTATATCCTCACTAACATCTAAAACCTTACCAGCTTCAGGATGATTAATAGCTGCTCCCACCTGAAACCAATCGTATTTGTGTACTGTACCAAGTACTAATTCTTTTGACACAGTAGCGATACCACTTGCCATTCTTAAATCATCCGAAAGTAAAAGGATTTTCTTTTTTGCCATAACTTATTTTGTTTCTTAAAATTGTGAACCTGATATTTGTAATTTTAGGTATTCGTTCATTTCTTGTCTAAATCCATCATCAGTAACATATCTTTCTACTGTTCTATTTACCAGCTTTTGAAGTGTAACATCCGATGAAAAAGACACTTTTTTGAAACTTGAATATACATCTTTCAGTATTTTCACCGTTGTTAGTTTTGTGCTTTCTTCGTTCATTGTAATATATTTATATATATAAGTATAATGAAATAAAAAAAACATAAAATTTTATTTTGTAGCCTTCTTATCACATATTCCTCTATTACCAAACTCACAAAACTTGCAATTCTTTTTAGCCGGACCAGGTACTTTAGGGAATTCTATATCTCTAAATTTACCCTCATCATCAAATACTGCATTAATGAATCCCATAAACTCATCATATACTTTAGTAACCGATGGTGAACCATGTGCTGGAATGTGTTTTGATACGTGTGGAATTGGAAATGCGGAATCTTCGGGCAACTTCCTACGAAGTATCTGATATTCTACTTTAATTTTGTTTAAAGGAATATTAAATAATTCTGAATAGTATTTTTTGTATAGAAGAATTTGGGAGTTTTTCATCTTATCAGCTTTTTGATACTGATTCCATCCCATAGTAGATGTCTTTAAATCTATAATGATAATTTCATTAGCTGCCATATCTCTTAATACGATATCTATGAATCCAATAAAGTGTACGCCCTCTTTAATAGTTGCGTTTAATGGAATCTCAATACCCACTAATTCAAATCCACTCTTTGAGTAGAATTTGTGCATATGCTTATCTAACCAAGTTAATATACGTCTACCATCGCCATAAAATTCTTCTAATTGAATTTGAGTACAAGGAGTTCCTTCACTCATTTTATCAGCTTCACTTTTATAAGCTTTCCTCATAGTTTCTAATAAGAGCTTATCTTTGTTGATTTCATCTGCTTGCTTTTTAGAAACACCATACATAACCGAAAGGTAATGTTGAATTGTTTCGTGCATAGCAGTTCCAAATATTGTGTGGATGTTAGATGAACTCTCACCTAACTTATCTATGTAATTTAACTTATATTGATGCGGGCAACTACTCCACATAGAGTATTGCGAAAATGATACTTTTGCCATTATGTTTATTTATGTAAAGATACGAAAAATACCCGAATAAACCAAATTAAACTTTGAGTTTTAACTTAGTAATTTGCTTTGGGTCAGTACCATAATTCTCTGCGATTTCCTTTATGTGCATTTTACCACTTGTAGTTTCATAAAGGATTTTAAGATATTCTTCTGATTCAGTTTCCGATACCTCATAGAATTGTGCAACTAATTTTACAATCCAATCTTCATACTTTTCAGATGAAGCAGGTTTCATATACTTTAAGAATGCTCTTGTCTTTGGAATCAATCCTATCAAACATAAGTACATCGCTTTAGGCGGTGCCTCCTGAATGTAAGGTTGTATATCTGCAATTAGTTCTATCCACTCAGGTTTCATAGAAAGAAAACGGAGTATCATATAGTTACTCCATGTCTTTTTATCACTCTCATCAAGTGTGTCCCAATACTTTGGGTCTTTCTTATCCGTAATTGCGTTTAGATGGTCAAATAATGTTTTAGCCATATTATGCTTCTTCTTCTACTTTTAAACCCGGAGGTAATAATTCATTTAATACTTCACCACAATCACCACATAAGAATAACTCTACGGGTAATACTTCATCTTTTGGTTTACCAGTTAATAACTTTGAAATCTTACGAAATCCAAACCCTTGTACGAAAATCTCACCACCACATTTCTTACATCCGATTGCTTCAGTTTTTTCTAAAGGTATTGGTTTTTCTTCTTGTCCTCCTATTGGTTGTCCACCTGCTCCTAAAATGTTAGCCATTATATAATATTTAAAATTTGAATTAATGTAGCTGCTGCTGGAATTTCTTTATCAATTGCTACTGCTGATTTATTTACGCCATCACCTAATAGTAAGATTACATTTGCCGTATTTTCTCCACCATACTCATCCACCTTATCATATAACATTGTATATAAATCGGTAAAATCCGTAACTTTAGAATCAATAAGAGCTTGTCTTACTTTCATATATTTGTTTCTCTTATCATCTTTTGAAGATAGGATGTCAATAATTTTATTTCTATAATCATTCTCTAATAGATTTTGTACATCTACTTTCAACTTACCTTTAATTGAATTCAATTGGCAAGTATTAATCACCTTACGAATATCAGGATAAGCTGCGTCAATAATTGGAACTAAATCCTTTACTTCAAATTCAATCTCCTCATTCTTTAAGATTTTACTAATTTGCATAGCAACATCTTTTTTAGTTGGAGGTACAATTTGAAATGATTGACATCTACTTTGAATCGGGTCAATTACTTTCTCAACATAGTTACAAGTTAATATGAAACGGCAATGTGCTGAAAATGTTTCCATTAAGTTTCTTAAGATAGCTTGTGCGTTGTGAGTCATATAATCAAACTCATCCAATATAATAATCTTAAATGGTTTGAATCCCATTGAAGATGCAAAGTTAGTTACTTTATTTCTTACAGTATCAACATTATTTTCCGAAGATGCGTTGATAATCATATAATCACATTCAATTGATTTTACAATTAACTTTGCTAATGTTGTTTTACCAGTACCGGCTTTTCCGTACAAAAGTAAATGTGGAATTTCACCTGTTTCTAAATAACCTTCTACTTTTGATTTTAGATGTTCGTTACCTACATAATCAACAAGCTTTGTTGGGCGATACTTCTCTACCCATAAATTATTATTTACCTTTTCTTCCGTTTGTTCTATAAACATATTTTATTTTTTATTTTCCAGTTGAACCAAATCCGCCATCACCCCTTTCAGTATCAGATAAATCATTTACTTCTTTAAACTCAATCGGAGGATGTGGAATAATCATAATTTGTGCAATTCTATCTCCTACTTTATACGCAAGAGAATCTAATCCGTTTGTCTTCTTAAATGTAGCTTGTAATTCACCTCTATATCCACTATCAATTACACCAACTGAATTAGATAATGCTAACTCATATTTTCTAACCGATGAACGAGGAAATACCAATCCTACAAATCCGTTAGGAATTTCCATTGCCAAATCAGTACCATAACTAACATCAAATGTTGTATTGGATATAATTCTAGTTGCTACTAAATCCATACCAGCATCTCCATCTTTTGCATAAGTTGGGATTACTGCGTTTTCACTAAGCTTCTTTATTCGTACTTCCATTTTCTATATTTGTTTTTACTAATTCAGATTGTTGTGTTTGAAATTCTCTTAATTTTTTACCAGCATCAGTTAATTCTCTAGCATATAATTTAAATTTCTTTAAAGTTTCTTTATTTGTAAAAGATATGTATGCATCTTTAGTATTGGATATTGTAAATGTTACTGTTGGTTCTTCATTTGTCATATCTTCGCTTGTCCATGCAAAAATTTGAGGTTCATCATTATCAAATTGAAATACCCATTCGCATTGTTCTAACTTTTCAGATTGTTTTAATTGTAATTCTGCAATTGGTTCAACTACTTCTTCTTTTTTTGTTTTTTTAGCCTTTGCCATAATTTTTGTTTTATTTTTATCTCCCTACTTCTGATAGGTATTTTACTTTCATTTCTTCCCAACTAATTCCAATAGCATCTATGTAGAATAAGTGTTCAGGTTTAATTCTTCCTTCATCATGTAGTTTTGTATATCTACTGATTGCATGTTTCTTCCACCATTTGTTGATGTATTCAGTACCTTGCTTAAACTTATCTTTAAGAATTAATTTATCTTCGGTAATTTCGTTTCTAAGATACTCACATCCGTTCTCATACATCATAGCCATATAAACACCTCTCTTAAATCCGTGATGATATTCAGTTGCCTTAATACCACACTCTTTGAAGATAGCACTTAATATTTTTTGTTTGATACCACTAACAGGTCCATTGGATTCATAACCCATACTAGCACCATTACGAGCTCTCTCATCTGAGATATTTTGTTTATACCACTCTGCACGATTTTCCTTAATCCATTGATGCCAAGGGTCATAGAATTTATCATCCGGCTTTAAACTAATCTTACCAGCTGATTCACCTAATGTTTTAAATAAAGGAATACCATTATATTGTGAATGAATACCATATAAAGATGTTGTACCTACTGCAATCAAAACATTCC